TATCGTCAGTTGACTAATGATAGTGAAATTCATTATCCAAAAGACAATTTCTATCATTATTATGTCGAGACTCCTCTTGAGACTGAAAAATATCATTCGGTCAAGGAAGTGGGTGTTGAGGAACTATGTGATGTTCTGGTCGATCAGGAGATTATATCGGTCTTCCAGGGTGCGCCAGAGTCTGGTCCTAGAGCGTTAGGACATCGTTCTATCCTCTTTGATCCAAGAAATAAGAACGGTAAGGATATTATCAATACGTTGAAGAAACGAGAATGGTATCGTCCATTTGCAGGTATCATTTTAGAAGAACACTTTGATAAGTACTTCGATACAATGGGACTCAAAAAGTCAGAGTATATGACTATAAATTTTGATTGCAAAGAAGATGTTCAAGATTATATTCCTACCATTGTACACGTTGATAATACCTGTAGAATACAAACAGTCGGAAAAGACAATACATTCTTATATGATTTGTTGACTTGTTTCTATGAAAAAACTGGTTGTCCGATATTATTGAATACTAGTTTTAATCTTGCTGGTAGACCTCTGATTCAAACAAAAACTGAAGCTCTTGAGTTTATGACAGAGTTGAGTGATACGGTTCCTTTCTCTGGAGTATACTTTGTTGATGATAAAAAACTAGTTTCCATTAAAAATGGACTAAAACATATTTACATGAATAAGGTAATTAAGAGACAGACGCTTGAAGATCGTCTAAATAATGGATAGAGACTTTTATTTTTTACTAACGATGGCAGATTCAACACCAAAAGCTGGTCCAAATGCAGCAGACGCACCTGAAGTTACTTCAGAAAATGCAAATGTTTTTGGATATGATGTTGCTTCTCAAGCAAAAAGAGGAAATCCAGCACCTCAAGCACCAAATGTTAATTCACCACTAGCTGCAGGTTGATTTGTGACTGAAAAAGAAGCGTATATAAATGAATGGATCGAAGAGTTATCCGACTCTAAGGACGAATTGGGTGGATTTTCTGTTTGCCCATACGCTTCTTCTTCAAAAACTAAAATTGTAGAGTGTTCAATCGATGATATTGTACCCGAATCTGGGTATGATGTCATCGTTTTTGTTGTTGAGGACTTCTGGAGACCCGAACAATGCATGAAATGGGCTGAACATTACAATGAAAAGTACCCATATTACGTTTTTTTCGAAGATGTTTCCTCCAGAAACACTTTTATTGGCGGTGTAAAGACAAATAATAAGAAATTTAATCTAATTTTGTGTCAGTCAAAGAAAAAATTGACTTCGATTCGCAAAAAATTAGCTGAAACTGAGTATTATTCCTATTGGACGAAAGAATATCTGGAAGAAGTTTTGGGTGATGAGATAAAAATTTTAGAAAATAAGGACATTTCGGGATAGCAACCCCGTAAAAAGTTCTGATCTAAAAAATCAGGAGCTAAAAATGTCAAATTTACCAGTTGATAGAGATGCAAAGTACATGAAAGAGATGTGGGGAACCACAAAACTCGTTTCAGATTATGCTTCAATGAGACAATTCGATGTTTACAAAGAAAAAAGAGAATTTCTCCAAGAAATAATGGACTATGAAAGTAATCATGATTTGAAAAAGCAAACTGAATTGCATGAAAAGATAAGAAATGATGATGATTACGATGATTGGGATTATGGAACTGAACCAACCTACGGCAAAAAATGGTAAAAAGGTCTTATACATATAATAAATACCATTTGTTTGGGTAATGGCAACGATTTCTCGCAAATTTAAAGATATTAGTCTGTCATTTGTTAGAAATCCTGTAACTAATGATATTATATCTCTCAATGACGCTGATGCGATTAAAAAATCTGTAACAAATCTAGTTAGAACTAGGATTGGTGAAAGGTTTTACAATAGATATCTTGGCACAAGAGTTTACGATTCTTTGTTCGAACAACAAGATGCAGGAAATGCATACGTTTTTCAAGATGAAATAAAAACTCTCTTGAAAAATTTCGAACCAAGAATCGTGAACTCTATTGTTTTAGTGACGTATCCAGAAGATACTAATGAATTATACATTACTATTGAATATGATATTGTTGGACTTCCAGTTCCAACTCAAACTATAGATTTCATTCTTCAACCAACTAGAATCTAATGTCCTTCAATCAGTTTACGAATTTAGATTTTAATAATCTAAGGACTCAAATCAAAGACTACTTAAGATCTAACAGTAACTTTACTGATTTCGATTTTGAGGGATCGAACTTTTCGACTCTGATTGATCTTTTAGCCTATAATAGTTACATAACTGCCTTTAACACTAATATGGCAGTTAATGAAGTATTTCTTGATAGCGCAACTCTTAGAGAAAATGTTGTTGCTCTTGCCAGAAATATTGGTTATTTACCTAGATCAAAGAGGGCTGCAAAAGCAAAGGTAAGTTTCACAGTAGATGTTAGTGGAACTGAAGCAAGAACTGTAAAAGTACAGGCAGGTCAGTGTGCCCTTGGTGCTGTAGAAGATGGCAATTATATATTTTCAATACCAGAGGACATAACAACTCCTGTAGATATTAATGGTATTGCTAGTTTTGAAAATTTAGAAATGTATGAAGGAACATTTCTAACAAGTACTTTTGTTATTAACGATAGTCTTCCAGACCAAAGATTCATAATTCCAAACTCCAACGTTGACTCTTCTACAATTCGTGTTTCTGTAAGAGATCAAGTAACTGAAGTCTACTCTGTTTATTCAAATATTCTTAATATTAACTCTAGTTCTAGAGTCTTCTTCATTCAGGAAGTAACCGATGAAAGATATGAGATAAGATTTGGTGACAATATTCTTGGAAAGAGACCTACTTCAGGAAGTGTCGTTACCGTCACTTATGTTGTTACAAATGGCAGAGAAGGTAATGGAGCGAGTAACTTCACTTTCTCTGGAGTTTTAAAGGACAATAATCTAAATTCAATTACAACTGGTATATCCCTCTTGAGAACCACTGAGAAGTCTTCTAACGGGGATTCCATAGAATCTATCGACTCAGTTAAATACCTTGCGCCCAAGGTCTATGCATCGCAGTATAGGGCGGTTACGGCTAACGACTACAAGGGACTGATACCATATATCTATCCAAACGTGGAATCTGTTAATGCTTATGGTGGAGAGGAATTGGATCCTCCAGTTTATGGAAAAGTCTATCTCTCCATAAAACCAAGAAATGGTACTTTCTTATCGGAAATTACTAAGAGTGATATTCTGAGAGATTTGAAACAATATTCTATTGCTGGAATACAACCAGAAATTATAGATCTTAAGTACCTTTACATTGAACTAGATACTACAATTTACTATAATAAGAACCAAACTAGTGATGCTCAAATTTTGAGAACAAAAGTATTAAATACTTTGACTTCATATGCAAATTCTGTAGACCTTAACAGTTTTGGTGGAAGATTCAAGTATAGTAAAGTTAATGCTTTAATTGATAGTAGTGATTTGGCTATAACATCAAACATTACTAAAGTGAAGATGAGATTGGATATCGCTCCAGAACTTAATTCTTTTGCTACATATAAGATTTGTTTTGGTAATAAAGTTCATATTAGAAAGGGTGGATACTCAATTAAGTCCAATGGATTTTATATTGATGGTGTTCAAGAACCAATCTACATGGCTGATCAACAATTAACTGATACTACTGGAAGACTGTTCTTCTTTAAGATTGAAAATAATGTTCCAGTTGTAGTTAAAAGTAACGCTGGAACTATAAATTATACTACTGGCGACCTTCTTCTGGATGTGGTAAATATAACAGGAGTTAACTCCACTAATGGATTACTTGAAATCCAAGCAATTCCAGAATCTAATGATATTATTGGATTGAAAGAATTATATTTGCAGATAGATATTAGTAATTCTAACGTCACTGCTATTGAAGATATTATTACTTCTGGTGAGAATACATCTGCTACTCTGTTTACACCAACTTCAAGCTACTTAAACGGAAACTATACGAGATAACATGTCGGATATCAAGAAGGTTAAAATAATCGATGTCCTGGAATCACAGATTCCAGAGTTTCTTAATGAGGATTCTCCTCTATTTCGAGAGTTCTTACTTCAGTACTATACTTCATTAGAAAGTAAATCTGGAGCTGCAGATTTAGCACTCAACATAGTAGATTATAAAAATATATCTAGTTTTACTTCCGAAAACCTATCCTCAGATACTGTTCTGACTTCGGATGTATTGGCATTTGATACTGAAATTCGTGTTGGAAGTACAGTTGGTTTTCCAGAAACTTACGGATTATTAAAAGTTAATAATGAGATTATTACTTATAAAAGTAAGACAACTACTTCCTTCAAAGGATGTATCAGAGGATTTAGTGGAATTGACAAGATAAAATCGGATTCTAATACAGAGTTCTTAGAATTCAAAGATACTAGTTCTGAAGAACACTCTTCTGGAGATGTTGTATATAATCTAAGTAATCTTTTCCTTAAAGAGTTTTTCATAAAATATAAGTCGGAGTTTCTGCCTGGATTTGAAGGAAGAGAATTCGCAACTGGTATTGACATACAAAACATTTTATCAAGGGGAAGTGATTTCTATAGATCCAAGGGAACAGATCTTTCTTATAAAGTTCTCTTTAAAATCTTGTATGGGGTTGATATTGATATCATCAAGCCACAAGATTATACAATAGTTCCTTCTTCCAATTCTTATTTTACTACTAAAAATATTCTTGTTGAGAAAATATCTGGTGGAGATCCAGTTTTAACAAGAGGTAATTTCTTATACCAAGACATTGTTGGTCTTTCAACTATTAGTGCTTCTATCTTTAATGTTGAATATAGACCAGTTTATGACAAACAGTTTTATGAATTGTCTTTAGACTCAACTTCTTTTGATGGAGTCTTCCAAGTAACTGGAAAAACAAGAATTCTGGAAGAAGTTCAAGTTGGTCAACATAATATTCTTGTCGATTCAACAATTGGATTCTCGGATTCTGGTCAAATTCTAGTAAAACCAGAAAATTCTAATTATATAACTCTAACCTATACTGATAAAACATCCAATCAATTTCTGGGTGTATCTGGAGTAACAGTTCCTCTTAGATATGGACTCGATATTGTAGAAGAAAAGTTTGCTTATAGTTATATTGGTGTAGGAAATACTTCTAAAGTAGAGTTTAGAATTGTCAACGTTATTGACAATATTGATTTTTCAAAGACATCAAATTTGAAAGTAGGAGATAAAATTAAATTATCTGGATTCGGTAAAGATCTTGGTGATAGGTTTGAATTCAATAACTGGATTTATAATGTCCCAACAAAACATAATATCAAATCAATTTCTCAACAGGATGAAAATAAGTTTAGATTATATTTCTTTGATAAGATAAGTTTCTATAAAGGAGAAAAGTTAGTACTTGAAAATGAATCTGGACAAACTTCAGAATGTACTGTAATTGGAGTTGAATTCGATACTGGAGATGATGTAAGAAAGTATACTGATAGAATTCTAATTCAAGTCTCTCAAAGTGGTTTTACTATTACTGACTCCAAGAATATTAAGAAGGTCATTATCAAGGCCAATCATTATTCAAACTATTTTTCTGGACTAAGTAATATTCCATCGGGAGTACAAAATACTTACATAAGTAACGATTCAAAAACTCTATACGTAACATCATCTGGACTTCCAAATTACACTTTATTTGGTAAGGATACAAAGAGTTCAGTTTCTGTAGTAGGTACTGCAAGTACAAGTTTACTTTATTCACCAAACCACCCATATACTACTGGTGAATCTGTTTTCTATTTGCCAGAAAACAGTTCAGTTTCTGGTATTAATACTGGAACTTATTTCCTAACTAAAATTGACGAGAACAATTTCTCTTTATCATTCAGTAAGAATGATTTGTTTACCAAAAAATTCATCGTAGGCAATCCTTCCAGTGGAAACTATACCTGGAAATCTGGATATGAATTTAAAACTTTAAAACATCAAAAATTACTAAAGAAGTTTAATCTTGATAGAAGTGTTTTTGTATTTGATGACAAAAACGAAAGAACAACAAATAATAGGGAGATTGGATTACTCATCAATGGAGTAGAGGTATTATCACCGACACTATTCGATGAAAACGTATTTTTTGGTGATATTACTTCCATAAGTGTAACTAATGGCGGCCGTGGATACGATGTAATAAATCCACCAGAAGTTCAAATTTATGATTCTACTGGATCTGATGCTAAAGCTCATTTGAATATTCTTGGTTCAGTACAAAAGATAAAAGTAGTGAGTCCTGGAGTAGGATATAAGAATAAACCAAAGATTTCCATATCTGGTGGAAATGGAAGTGGATGTATATTGGAGTCAAATCTAGTCAAGACAAGATTACGTGCAGAATTTAAACCAGAGAGTGCTGTAGATTTACCAAGTGATACCATCACATTTTTGACTAATCATAATTTTGATGATGGTGAAGAGGTAATTTACAATTCTAATGCAAATAACGATATTGTCGGTTTAGTAGATAATTCTCATTACTATGTTGGAATACTAAGTGCAAAACAAATTAAGTTATATAATAATTCTTTAGATGCTATAAACAAAGTTAATAATGTAAACATAACCGGAATAAGTTCTGGACTTCATAAAATTGAAACTCTTAAGAGTAAAAACACCATTACAGAAGTATATGTAAAAGAATCCGGTAGTGGATATTCCAATAGAAAAGTATATGTTCCATCAGAACTTTCTTATTCTGATAATGTTGGCATTAATACATATGATTCTTATATTTTTGCCACAAATCATGGATTTAAATCTGGTGAAGTAGTCACATATTCTTCTACTGAAGTTCCAATAACCGGATTAACAACTACAAATTACTATAAAGTAAAAGTAATTGATACAAATAAGTTCAAGTTAGCTTATGCTGGTGTTTCTACAAACATAGTTGAAGAGAATTACTTAGCAAATAAATTTATAAAACTCGATAGTATTGGTCTTGGTACTCATATTATTGGATATCCACCAATATCAATTAGGGTTGAATCTCTTGCCGGAATTGGATCAACATCATTGGTTTCTCCAGTTTTAGAACCTATTGTTCTTGGTTCTGTTTCTGACATCTATTTGGAGAAAGGTGGTGTTGGTTATGGTTGTACAAATATTTTAAACTATCACAGAAGACCAGAAGTTGGTGTATCAAGCATCACTTCAGAATGTATTCTGAAACCAATTGTACTAAATGGAAATATTATTGACGTAAAGATAATCAACAAAGGTAGAGGATATAGAAAAGATTCCGATATCTATGTTTATGGTAGTGGAAATTTTGCAGAAATTGTACCAACTATAGATAATGGATCTGTTGTTTCTGTGCAGATAATTAATTCTGGAGTTGGATATGGTTCATCGGACACTACTCTAACCATTTTAAACAGAGGAATTGGTGCAAAATTCTTAGCAAATGTAAGAGAATGGAAGGTAAATCAAGTAGTAAAATCTACAGTTCTCCTTGATGGTGGTGATGAGGGAATTACTTATCCAAGTAAAAACCCATCTCTTGGACTGCAGTACGTAAATTTCTACTGTCCAAAACAACTTAGATTCCAATTAAGTGACAATGTTGATCAATATGGAATAGAAGGATCTTCATTGTCCCACTCACCAATTTTGGGATTTGCTTATGATGGAAATCCAATTTATGGACCATACGGTTATGATCCATATGCTGGTGGATTGGTTAGACAAGTAAAGACCGGTTATATCCTCAATCCAGATCTTACAAGTGGAAAGAGACCACCATCATATCCACCAGGATATTTTACAAATGATTATATCTTTACTGGAACTGGTGATCTTGATGAGTACAATGGAAGATATTGTATTACTCCACAGTATCCTAATGGAGTTTATGCATATTTTGTTAGTGTAAGTATAGATTCTTCTGGAACAGCCCAACCACAGTACCCATACATTGTCGGTTCTAAGTTTAAGAGCACTCCAGTAAAGGAAAACTTCCTACCAAGTTTCAACCAAAACATTAATTTTGAATCTTTTGGTGTTAGTAGAAACGTTGCTCCATATTACTTAACTTACAAAGAATCTTATTATGATTTGATCGATAAGATTTTAGATTTGTTCAAACAAGAATTTACAGTTTCTTCAACAAGAAGTTCTGGAATATCATCAGTTGCAGTATTCTCAGCTGGAACTGGATATAAAGTTGGCGATTACTTAGAAGTAAATCCTCAGAATTCTGCTGGTTCTTCTGCCAATATAGTTGTATCCAAACTAAAAGGTAAGGAAATCGATGAGTTTTCTGTAGTAGATACAACCCTATCAGATATTAAATTTGCTGTTAACAAGAGATCTGTTGAAGGCAAATACGGGGAACCACATAATCTAAGTGATAATGAGTATGTTCTAGTTTCTGGAATATCTACTGTTGGATTCTCATACTTAGATGGAATTAGAAAAGTTTCCGTTTCTAATAAAACAGTTGATTTGGTTGAAGATGTTGATCTGGAAGTAAATACTGGATTCAGCACTCATCTTACTGTTGATGATACTTCGGGATTCTCCCCAGATGATTATGTTGGAATTGGAACAGAAGTACTACGAGTAACAAGAGTAGATTCTTCAAGATCACGTTTGTATGTAAACAGAATCGCAAATACTGGATTACATACTGCAGGAATTGATGATGTTACTTTGTTACCGATCAAATTCTCTTTTGTAACTGAAGAACCAGGTAAACAAATAACACAGTATAACTATACAACATATTTTGATCCAAAAGAAACAGTTGGAACTGGAACCCAAGGATCAGTTAGATCTATAGTTGGTATTGGAACAAGTACCGTCACCACCAGATTTGTTCCTGCAAGATCAATTTATATTCCTGGACATAAGTTCTATACTGGACAAGAACTAATTTATAGTTGTGGTATTGGCGGAACTAGTTTAGTAGTAAACAATGTTGGTAGTGCTGTATCATTTATTATTCCAGATAATAGTGTTGTCTATGCAGTAAATCTCGGCAGAGACTTCATAGGAATTTCCACTCTTGGATTTACTACATCATCAGGTATTGGAACTTCAAATAATAGTTTGGAGTTTGTCAACTTCGATTCCTCTTTCGGTCTAGTTGGATTCGCTCACTCATTGAAAACACTTCAAAGCGAACTAACTGGAAAGATAGAAAGATTCGTCGGGTTTGTTACTACAACCGAAAATCATGAACTTTCTTCCGGTGATATTGTTGAATTTACTATATCAAATAATCAACAAAAGACTGTAAAACTATTATATAATGAGAGTCTTAGAAAGGTTGTTGTAGATGATGTCAACTTCAGTTTTTCTGATATTGACAATTCTACTAATAGTATTGAGATTATTGGAAATACATTAAAGAATGGTGATAAAGTCATTTACTATGGATCTACTTCCGAAGTAAATGGTTTAGGTAATAATAAAACATATTTTGTACTTAAGTACAGTGAAAATAATATAAGACTTTGTGAATATCTTTCTGATGTTAACCAATCAAATTATATTAATATAACTTCTCCCGGTTCTGGAACACATTACCTATATCTAATTAATCCTCCAATAGTCATTGTAAAAAATGATGTTCTAAAATTTGATATCTCAGACTCAAGTCTAGTTGATATGGAATTGCAGTTCTTTGAGGATAGAACCTTCCAAAAGAGAATAGAATTGATCGGGGCTACAAGAAGTTCATTTGCAATCAGAAGAGAAGGTACTCCTGGAACATCTGAAGCATATGTATCTCTAACCACAAATGTAGATACTTTCCCATCTCAACTATTCTATACATTAGTTCCAAAGAGTCCTATTGACGAAAGAAAAATACAAATTTCTTCTGATACCGATGTAGTTGGAAATAACAAGATTGTAGTCAAGAATCACATTCTACAAAGATCTTTCGATATTCAAACTGTAGATCCTACAACTTTTAGTATAAACTTGAGAGGAAAGTCTACTTCTCAAGAAGTTGCTTCATATGTTCCAACTGGTTTGAGTTATGATACAAACTCGAAGACTTCGAGTGGTCCTATTAAATCTATGAAAATTAATTTTGGTGGAAAGGGATATGCTGTTCCACCAATAGTTACTGGATTTAATACCAAATCAGGTAAGAACGCGGTTATTAAACTAGTCTCCCCAGAAATAGGAAGAGTTGAAGAATATGAAAGAGTTAAAGATGGATTTGATTATCCAACTGATCCAACACTAACTCCATCTTTGAGTGTACCAACTGTGGTTGGCATTAAAGATATTAGAACAATCGATTATGTTGGAATTGTCACTGGTGGTAGAGGATATAATACCGCACCGCAACTATTTGTAAAAGATAATACTAATATTAAGTTATCAGCAAAAGTTACTGGTGGGTCAGTAACTTCTGTAGACGTTCTACAAAACGTCACTAATCTTGTAGATCCACTTCAAATTTATAGTGTATATAATTCAAATGGGTATGATATTGACAATATCACCGTCAATGGAAACTTTGTAACTCTTGAACTTTTCACACAAAACTTTATTCCAATCGGATATGGAAGCACTATATCTCAATTCCCATTCAAAATTGGCGATGAAGTATTTGTTGAATCATGCAGATTAACAAAAACCTCATATAATCAGGGTCTTGCAAACTATAACTCTGACAAATATGGATATAAGTTCTTTAAGTTAACTTCTGTAGATGAAAATAATAAGACCATCACTTATAGTATGGCTGGTATTTCTACTGGCGGTTTTGGTACATATGATTCGGATATAACTCTTGGTTATGTTGTGAACAAGAAGGACATGCCGGTTTATGAAATGATCCTTGCCGATGATGTCAAGTACTTCTCGAAAGAAAGAGTAACTACAACTGATTTCATTGGATTAACCATGGAAAATGGTTGGGATAATGATCTTAATCAGTTAAGAATATCTGAATCTTTTGGAACCCTGAATGTGGGTGACAAGATAACTGGTGAAACATCAAAAATTACTGGAACTGTAGAGTATTTCGATACTTTCCAATTGGAATCTACTCTTGGAGTATCTAGAGATAAAGTTGGTCAAATTGATAAGGCTGTAGGCATTCTAAATGATTTCCAACAAAGAATATCTGATAACTTCTACTATCAGAAGTTCTCATACTCTATTAAAGGTACAATCCCATACAATATTTGGAGAGAGTCAGTTAGATCTATTGTACACCCATCTGGATTTAAAGAATTCTCCGACCTTGAAATTTATACAAAAGCAACCGATAGCGGTATTGGTAGAACAACAACTTTAAAACCAAGAGTTCTCGATAATCAATCTTCATTCCTAGTAAATCTTGATTCGGAGTCTGATGTTTCTCAGAGAAATAATTTTGCTCTGGTTTATGAAGAAGACTTCTTGGAAGATGGTTCTGTAGAGAGAGTGTTCTTCACAGAAGGAGTTGCTCTTAGAAACTATATTCTGAACAAAACTAACAAAGTTTTGGAAATTGATGATATCTCTAGTGAATTCGATGGAACTGCAGTTCAATATTTGAGAGGAAGATATGCAGATGCTTCAGATCTTCTAGATCTTAACAGGGAGTTTATTCAATCAGAAGTTGTTGCATTTGTTGAATTTAACTATCCAAATATTACCTCAAGTTCTAGTTATAGCAGAGATAAGTGTTTTAGAGATACTGGATTTATTGTTGATGCAGTATCCCATGATTTGAAGTACAATTCAAATAACAAATCTGTAGAGGCTGGTTTAGCATATTGGAACGCTGGCGCTTCTTATGTTTCTAACGAGTCTGAAGAAACTCTATTTGCATACAACTATGTTAAGTTTATTGGTCAATACATAATCAATAATCAAACTCCACCAACTCTTTATCAGTCTTCTGTAGATCAACTTTTCAATTATAATCTAATTCAAGATCCAGAAAATCCAGATCTCTTCAGAAACAAAGATGCTAGAAATCTAATTCTAAGCAATAAGAGAGAAATTTTGGACAAGTCTCTTGCTTCTATAGCAATAGGATATCCAGATTTCTACTTCCCAGGAGATCCACAAAGTCAAGAAAGATCACGTTATTATGATGCATATAGATTGATTCAACTCAATAGAGATGAGATTGTTACTACTGCATGGAATAACATGATTCTCATCCATCCAGAAGTTTCTTCAACAGAGTCTAAGTGCAAACGTGATATTGGATATTTTGTTGATGCAATCTCAACAGATATCTTTACTGGTGGTAACAAGTATTCTAGAGAGTTTGTATTACAATACTTTGATGGCGCTGGTAACCCAATTTCCAACGGATTGGTCGGTGAAGAAGTTCAGTCTATTGTTGCTTTTAATCAAGCTAGAGACTTGATGAGATCAGCAGTTAGAAATGGTTTAACTGTAAAAGATCTAAGTATTACTCCTGGTTCTCCAGTTGTGGGTGTAGGATCTACAGTTCCCAATACTGCTACAAATGCTTGTCAAGATGTCCAGAATAATATTATATCCTTGACCTCTCTAGTAACAATTGCTGTAGAAGTTGGAAATACAACGACTCTTCCGATTGAGAATGTTGGCACATATACTACTGGTGGACTTAAGTGTTATCGTGATCTTGGTTATATCCTAGATGCAGTTGCTCAGGATATTGCTTATGGTTCAAATCAACATATTGTTTATGCAACTAAGAAATACTTTACTGGAGCAGGTATTGCTTTAACCACTGGACTTCTTGGCGAAGAATCGGAATCAATTTATGCATTCCATGCACTAAGGGATTATTCTAAGAAAGCCATTACTAATCAGTTGAATGTTAAGGATCTAACAATTATTGCAGATCCAGTAACAGGATTTAATACTGATCCTAATTCTTGTTCTAACATTCAAACAAATATAACCAACCTAGTTGGAATTCTAACTTCCGCTATAGATTCTGGAAGTCTTGCTGGAATTCCAACAACTACATTCGGCGATACTGATTGTGCAGATGTTAGAGCTTCTTTAGCGAGTTATGTTGGAATTATTACTACAATAATTGGATTGGGTACTGGATTCGCCCCAGAAGTTACATATCCATCTTTAACTAGGGGTGGAAGTATTGTTGGATTGTCAACATTTAAATTGAAGAATAATGGATTCCCACTATTCAAGAGGGATTTCAGTGGACTAAGTACAGCAGTAATAAATCTAGAAAATAATACTTTTACACTACCAAATCACAACTTCCAAACTGGTCAGGAACTTATTTACAGATACACCGGAGATCCAATTGGAATTGCTACAACTTCATATGTTTCCGGATCTGTTGATATTATTACTGGAATCGGATCTGTAAATGGTGGAGCGATCCTTCAAAATGGATATAATAATGATGTTGGAACTGAAGTGGGTATCTCTACAGTTCTTGTTCCAGCAGGACCTACCAATAAGATAGTTTCTAGTGCAGTCGGAAACGGCGATGCATCAGGAACGAATGCAACATTTGATGTTTTAATAACTTATTCTGCATCTACTGGTAATGCTTTAAGTACAAGTATTACGTTAAAAACTGGTGGTACTGGATTTGTTGTTGGTGAAACTGTTTCTATTGCTGGAACTTACATGGGTGGAACAACTCCAACCAATGATTTAAGTTTCGTTGTTACATCTACAACTGCAACGCAAATTCAACCACAAGCAAATGCTGCGTATACCAATATTCCTTCATCAGTAACAGGAATTGGAACAGACGCAATATTTACCGTCACTAGAGATAATGTTGGAAGAATTGATGAAGTATTTGTGGTAAATGGTGGTTCTGGATATGCAACAACATCACTAGTTTCTATTGCCGGAACATATATTGGTGGAGTAACTCCTGGAGACGATATTACATTCTATCCATCTTCTCTAGGTACGGATACTTTACCTGGATCTGTGTTTGTTTATAAGATTGATGATAACTCCTTCAAGGTTTCTGGTTTATCTACAAGTGTCTTTGTAAACCTACAATCTTATGGTACTGGGGATCATTCTTTCGAGTACAAAGATTCCAATGCCAGCGTGGTAATTACTATCGATGGAATTATCCAAGGAGCTGTTAGAAGAAAGTCACTAGAAATTGAACTTGGTTCTGCCGTTTCCAGTGCATCTACAACTATCCTCCAAATTTCAAGTGGCATATCTTCAGTAGTTATTGGAGATATTCTCAATATTGATCAGGAATACATCAATATCAAGACAATTGGAGTTGCTGGAACTGATAAACTTGGAGTAGAGAGAGCTTACTTAGGTACGACTTCTGGAGTTCATACAGTTGGAGCTGCAGTAACAGTACTAAATGGTGATTTCAATATTTCTGGAGATACCATCTTCTTCACAACACCTCCATATGGAAAGATTGGCCCAGCTGGTCTCCAAACTGGATCTATCTTTGCTGGTAGATTTATGTCGAGACAATTCGATGCAAGTCAACCAAAAGATAAGAACATTATTCTAGATGATATTTCTTTATCATTCACTGGTATTGCCGCAACAGAATTTACTCTAAAATCTAATTCTGCGACAACTCAAGCATTGTTTAATGATGTTAATAGTGGGGTTGAAATCAATAACAATCCATTCATACTCATCAATAATGTTGTTCAAGAACCAAGAGTTGATTATACAGTAGATGGATCCTCAGAAAACGTTGTACGTTTCCTATCTGGAACTCCTAGTGCCGGAAGAATTTCAAATGTAAGTTTGAGTTCTGGATTTGGATATCTTCCATTACTAGGCGCTGCAGCAAATGTTGTAGTATCTGCTGCTGGTACTATTTCCGATGTTGTTCTTACTGGAATTGGATCTGGATACAGACTTCCACCGACAGTAAGTATCGCTTCGACAATTGGAACTGGCGCAAGTATAACTGCAACTGTAGGAGCAAGTGGAACTATTACTGGATTCACAATTGTAAACCCAGGATCTGGATACACGACAACATCAGTACCAACAGTCGTAATTGGAATACCAACTTCATATAGTCATATTGGTGTTGCATATACCGATGGCACTTCTGGTGTTGGTCAAGGCGCTAAAGTAACAGTATCTGTTGGTCAGGGATCTAGTGTAATTTCCTTCAAGATTGATGATCCAGGTATTGGATATAAAGTGGGTGATGTTTTGAAAGTACCAGATCTACTTACACTATCTGGTTCTAGAACAGATATTCTAAACATATCTAACTTTACTTATGATAATATCACTGGAATAAACACTGTTACTACAACAGATGTTCATGGTTTTGCAATTAATGATGTTGTAAGACTTGCTGGAGCGGCCTTCACCTGTGGTTATGATGAAGTTGGAATTAAATCTTTCTCATATGATAACGCAACTGGTATCTGTACAGTAACAACTTATTCTCCACATGGAGTACTAAGAACCGATGTAGATGAGAATAAGACCAGTACCGAAGTATTCTTACACAATCTCCCATTTGCTTGTGCCGAAGAACATGCCGGTATCACAACAACTATCTTCCCAGATGGTACATCTCCATACGGAAGAGTATTCCCTGCACTAGCATCAATAGGTAATACAGTCTTCACAATGAATGCGGGTGTATCAACTATTTCGCATGTGTTTGTTGGTTGGCCAGAAATAGGAATCAGCACATTTGTTTATGATAATACCACTGGTGTTTCGACTGTAACTACCGTTCAGCCTCACCAAATTAGTGCAAATGATATGATAACTTTGAAGGATCTGCCATTCAGTTGCACCAGTATCGGATCTACGTTTAATATTATTGGAGTTGATTACGATAATTATGCTGGAGTTACCACGATTATACTTGATTCAAATCATGGATACTCTATTGGTGACTATGCACGTTTAGCTGATATTTCGTTTAGTTGTGATTCTTGGCTTGGAATTTCTACTTCAAACATAACAAATCTCACATATGACGAAGTTTCTGGAATAGTAACAGTAACAACAGATTCTAATCATGGAATTGATGCTGGTGGTTATGTAAAACTAGAAGGAATTCAGTTGGCATGTAATTCTTGGACAGGAATCTCCACACTTAATGTTGTCGGATTTGATTATTTGAATTTTGTTGGAATTTGTACATTGACACTTTCTGGTGATCATGGAATAGAACCTGGTGAATATATAAGAGTCGATGATATTATCCTTTCTTGTCCACCAGTAACAAATGGACTAACGTCCACTAGATTCCCCTATCCTGCAGGAATTAATACATTTGGTGGTTCGTACCCACAAAGTAGTCCAAATACACTGGCAGGAACTTATAACGTCTTTAAGACTGTTGCTGGTACTGCAGGAAGTACAATTACAATCAACGCTGGTATTTCAACTATTGATCATACATATGTCTCTGGTGGAACAGTTACCCTTGGTATTTCTACAACACTGTTCCCATATGACGGTTCTAGTCAAAAGTCTTTAACTGGAACAAATAACGTATTCAAAACCACATCGGGAACTTCTGGCACAACAATTGTTGTTGATGTAGGTGTTTCGACCATTGCACATACATATGTCTCTGGTGGAACGGCAACTGCTGGAATTACTTCAACTATCTTCCCATATGTTGGATCTTCAACAAGTTTCGCATTTAATGCGTATGATACTTTTGAGATCGTTGGTGTTCCAACTTCTAATAAGTTTAATATATTTGTTGGTGTTTCAACTATTGCACATACTTATGTTTCTGGTGGTACTGCTGTTCTTGGTATTACCACAAGTATTTTCCCAGATGGCACAAGTGAGTATGGATACACTTTCAGAGTAACTGGTGTTGGTTCATCGACATCATTCACCATAAACTCTGGTATTTCTACAATTCCTCATGATTTCCTAGGATATGGTCAAGTTGGAGTATCCACCTTTACCTACACAGAATCTACAGGTATCTCTACAGTAGTAACATCTACTTCTCACGGATTGTCTGTTGGTGATTATGTAACACTAGATGGACTTGAATTCTCTTGTGCTGCAGAACATGCAGGAATTACAACTACAATTTTCCCAGATGGAACTTCTCCATATGGTAAAACATTCCTAGTTTCCTATGTAGCTTCTAATAAGTCATTTACATTTAATGCTGGTATTTCAACTATTGCACATAACTATGTTTCTGGAGGTACTGCACAAAAAGTTGCTATAACTAAGAAAGTTCCTACAACTCAGAGAGTTCTCAGATTCCCAGATGTAAGTACCGATGGAGCTTATGATTTCCGTGTAACAAGTATTGGATCTACCAACCAGTTTACATTCCTATCAGCAGGTTCTACAATATCTCACTACTATACTCAATCTGGTATTGTAAGTTTCAGACAATTCGAAGAATTTAAGTTTGAAGTTAAAGAAGTTCAAACTGATAAGTTTACTGGATTCTATCCAGGACAATTTATTAGATTTGATGATATTTCTGATCAGTTCAATGGATTTAGAAAGAAATTTACTCTGACTATAACCAATAATAACGTTAAAGAAGTTATCAGTTTGAGAACCCCTCAGGGATCTGATTTGGAGATTACAAATAACATCTTTATTTACATAAACGATGTTCTTCAGGCTCCAAATACAGCTTACACTTTCAGTGGATCTAGAATAAACTTCAAGGAGGCTCCAAAAGAAGGATCTTCCTGCACAGTCATGTATTTCAGAGGATCTTCTGTTGACGTTGAAGATATTGAACCACCAAAGACAATAAAAGAAGGCGACTTCATAACAATCAATGAGAATAGAAATGATCCTTTAGATACAGATCAGTTTGCAAGAATTGTTAAGAAGATTGTATCTTCAGATCAACTTGATACATTTACATATAATAGTCTCGGCATTAATACTGATCCAGTAAAGGTCAGACCATTGACGTGGAAGAAACAAAAGTCAGACAGAATAATTAATGGTGTACTATATTCTAAGGCTAGACCATCCCTCAATAGTAGAGTAGTTCCAAACTCCATTGTAATTAATAATATTCGTGAAGATGATACTTCTGTTTATGTAAACAATGCATTCCCACTATTCACTAATATCGATGATCTCTCAGAAGATCGTAGAGACATTAAGATTGCAGAGACAAGAACGACTTCTCCAGCAATTGCAACTTGTATTGTTTCCTCCGCTTCCACAATATCTGGAATATCAATCTCTGATGGTGGAATTGGGTATGCATATACATCCAATCCAGTTGTAAGTGTATCTCAAGTTGCAATAGGAAGAAAAGATCCGATTTCAAACTGGAAGACAGTTAGTGGAATAGACACATCATTTACATTGAATTCTGTATCTACTGGAAATGTATTTGTTTCTGTAGGAAACAGTTGTGCATTTGCGTTTAGTTCTGACGCAGCTGAATGGACTTCTGGTTCTATTGGTTTTGGAAACACTGTTGATTTTGGAAAAGTTTCTTGCGGTGGAACGAATATCTTCATTGCCGTTGGTGAATCTGGATATGCAGTTAGAAGTGTTGGTTATGCAAACACAATAACATCTTGGGATAAGATCAATATCATTGAGGAAATCTTTGTACCACAGTTGGGAGTTACTGGTTATAATGATAGTAATTATATTGAGACAATCAATGATGTAATTTACTATCCACTCCTTGATAGTTGGACTATGGTCGGAGTTGCAACTGCATTTGGTTCAATCTTTGGTGCAACTGGAATTGGAACAACAGTATTCACGAAGAGATTTACTGCAACAACAAAGACATTGAATAGTTTGGCTACTGGATTATCACAGATTATTGGAGTTGGTGATGATGGAGTTGTCGTAAGATCTACAAACAATGTTATTTGGGAGACCTTGGGATCCGTGACTTTCCAGAAACTCAATAAAGTTATATTTGTTGGTGATAGATTTATTGCTGCAGGAAATGCTGGAACAATCATAAGAACGGTTGATTTCCCAGATCAACCTGGTGTTCCCGATCCAGCTTCGTTTGAGTTAATTGGTACAAGTTTGATTCCTGGAAATATCGTTGACTTGTATTATGAAGATTTCTATGTTGCTTTGAATGATTCTGGTGATTTGTATTATTCCTTCGATTTACTGAATTGGATTTATAGACCAACCAACCAACCTCAACCACTCAATGAAATAAGATTTGCTAGAGAAGTTGGACTAGAAGGTAGATATGTTTCAGTTGGAGTTCAAACTGCAATATATTCGGATCCACTATTCAACAGAGCAACAGCTATTTCCAATGTTTCTTCTGGAGTTGTTACTTCTATTTCCATCTCCAATGGTGGATTTGGATATTCTCAGGACAACCCACCATCAGTACTAATTGAACCAGATCCAGTGAAAACTGAAGTTATTAAGTCTATCAAAGCCCTTGGTGATTTTGGTAGAATCATCGGAATTAATACATTCGTAACTGGAACACCCGGTATTGGCACAACAACACCTAAAGTAGAATTTATTCTACAATCCGAATACTATGATAATGCAACTCTGGGTGTTGGTTATTCTTCACTAAATTCTCTATCTGTAACTTATAGTCAACTTTCCAAGGGAGACTACTTCGTTATTACTGATAGTAATGTTGAAACTGGACATGATATTATTGGAATTACAACCTTTGCTGGATTAAATGGAATGGTTAATTATCCTGCTTCTAAGGTGGGAACTGCAACCAGTTTCTTGGATGGTGTTTATAGAGTCGAAGATGTACAAACATCGGTTGGTGTTGGCGCATCTGCAGGAATAACCACTGTCACATGTAATCTAGCACCAAAATCAGAATCGGAACAATATGTTGAAATTTATGTAAGAGGTGCTTCCAATTCTGGTGTAAATACTAATGGTTCTAGTGGAACCTTACCTTTCTATGGAAACTATAGTTGGGGTAAGATTTATGATTATCAGAACCGCGTTTTGGGATCTCCAAAGACATTTGATGTCTATAATGATAACGGAATTGTTGGAATTCAAACCAATCCACAAATTTTCCGTACAAGACCAGTCTAAATAAGTAAAAAAGAGTCTGTTTAAAAATGCCCGCCATTATATCGGATCAATTTAGAATACTAAATGCTGAGAACTTTGTAAAGAATGTAGTTGGCTCTGCATCTACGATTGATAAGTATTACACTTTTATTGGTCTACCAAACTCAACCAATGAAGCTGCTGGAGGTAGTTCTACTTGGATTACCAATACTCCATCTCCAGTTGATGGTTTCCGTGAGGAAAACCAAATCAAAGACAGTATCATTGCTATGAAACAAATAACTTCTCAAGATGTGAGAAGACTTGTTAGAAAGGTTGAGTGGGTTGCGGGTAATACTTATGAAATGTACAGACATGACTACAACATTTACAATCCAAGTCCAGTTACTGGATCTGCATCATTATATGAATCAAACTATTATGTAATAAACGAAGACTTAAGAGTCTATGTTTGTTTGCAGAATGGAACTGATCCAGAGAACCCTAAAGGAAAGCCATCATATGATCAGCCATCTTTTATTGACTTAGAACCAAGAGCTGCTGGAACTTCTGGTGATGGATATGTGTGGAAATATCTTTACACAATCAAACCCTCAGAAATTGTAAAGTTTGATTCTATCGAATATATTCCAGTTCCAGAAAATTGGGGCGGAGAAGGAGAAAGTATTTCCACAAAGAATAATGCCATTGATGGTAAAGTTGAAGTAGTATTGGTTGATAATAGAGGAACAAACTATCAACCAATTTCAACTTCATTCTCTAATGTTCCTATCCTTGGTGATGGAAATGGTGGAAAGGCGACTATTACCATTGACTCTTTTGGTAAGGTATCTGAAGTATTTGTTACTGAAGGAGGTTCTGGTTATACATATGGAACAATTCAGTTCTATCCTGGTGCTCCAGGATCTGACACTGGTGGTCCTTTAGCAAACCTAACAAACACTGGAATAGGAACGACTTCAATCGCTGCTTTTAACGTAATCATTCCTCCAAAAGGTGGACATGGTTATGATGTTTATAGGGAACTTGGAGCATATAGAGTTCTTCTTTATTCAAGATTCGAAACTCTAGAGAGCAATCCAGATATTATTGTTGGAAACGATTTTGCTAGAGTTGGAGTAATTAAGAATCCTACAATATTCAATAGTAATACGGAAATTCTTAATGTTTCCTTGGTTAGTGGACTTCAAGCTCTCAAGTTGACTGGAGTTACTACTAACACTACATACGCAGTTGACTCTGTAATTAAACAGACAGTTGGTGTTGGATCTACAGCTATAGGATTTGTAGCTGCTTGGGATAATATTACTGGTGTTTTAAAATACTATCAACCAACTGGACTGGCATCAAGTGAAACATCATTCAAAATTTTACCATTCACTTCTCAACCAGATGCTGGTTATGGAACAACTATTTCTTGTTCTTCTATTATTGGTCCTGAACTCAGTGTTGATACCAACTTTAATGGCATCACCACCACAATAAATAATAGAATATATCAACTGGGAATTGATTTTGTATCGGGAATTGGTTCTGCAGAGTTTAATAAGAGATCAGGTGAGATTATCTACATTGACAACAGGCCACCAATTCCTAGATCAGTGAGCCAAAAAGAAGATATTAAAGTTGTACTGGAGTTCTAATTCAAAATGGCACAAAATACTAATCTAAACGCATCTCCATATTTTGACGATTTTGATGTAAATAAAAACTATCAGAGGGTTTTATTTAAACCAGGCGTTCCAATTCAAGCCAGAGAATTAACTACATTACAGTCAATACTCCAGAACCAAATTGAAAAATTTGGAAAACATTTCTTCAAGGAAGGCTCTGTAGTAATTCCTGGTAATGTTGCGTATGATCCAGATTATTTTTATGTGCAAATTGACCCAACACATTTGGGCGTTCCAGTATCCTTTTATATTAAAGAACTTGTTGGAAAATATGTAAAGGGTGAAATAAGCGGAGTAAAAGCAAAGGTTGAAAATTATATTTTAGATACACAGTCTGAAAACGGTAATTTCACTCTTTATGTAAAATATCAGAGTTCTAGTGAAAATGATTTTGAGTTAAGTACTTTTGTTGATGGTGAAAATTTAATTCTTCTCCAGGACGTACAATATTCCCTGTCAATTATTAGAGAAAATTCTACTTTTGCAACTACAACTATCACCGATGCTATCGGATCAGGATCTGCAGCAAAAATTGAAAACGGTGTTTATTTCATCAGAGGATTTTTTGTAGAAGTATCCTCACAAACAGTTATATTAGACCAATATCAAAGTTCTCCATCGTATAGAATTGGTCTATCTATAGAAGAATCAATATCTGTAGCATCACAAAATAATCCAGACTTGTATGATAATGCAAGAGGATTTTCTAACTTTGCTGCCCCTGGAGCAGATAGATTCAAATTAAGTGCAACCTTAATTAAAAAATCTATTGATGATTTCAATGATGAAAACTTCATTGAATTGATGAGAATTGAAAACGGAGTATTAGTAAAATTCTCAAATGATACTAATTATAACCTAATAAGAGATGAACTAGCTAGAAGAACATATGATGAATCTGGAGATTATTATGTAACTCCTTTTAAAATACATGCAAAGGAATCTCTGAACAATAGAGTTGGAAACAACGGAGTATATTATTCTTCCCAGTTGACCCAACAAGGTAATACTCCTACAGATGAACTTGCATGTTTACAAGTATCTCCAGGAAAGGCATATGTAAGAGGTTATGAAGTAGAAACTATCAATACAATTTCAATCGACCTAGAAAAATCCAGAGATACTGAACAAGTATTGAATGAATCAATTCCTTTTACACTAGGAAAACAGTTAGAATTGAATAATGTTTATGGATCAACTCCTGTTGGTGTTGGTACAACAAATATTGTGAATTTGTATTCGGATAGAACTTCTAGTCCTGGAACTTCTTCTGGTTTAAAGATTGGTGTAGGTAGAATATATGATCTAAAATTAAAGAATTCTGAATATTCAAATGAAGCAACAAAGTTTGAGGCATCTTTATATGATATTCAAACGTTTGTATATGTAAATTTAAATACAACAATTACAATAAACACTCCTGCTTTTATTGAGGGTAAGAATAGTTCCGCTTCAGGTTATCTATATCAAAGTGTTTCAAATTCAAATCAACTAATTTTATATCAGACATCTGGAGACTTTGTTCAAAACGAAGCAATAATTATTAATGGAAAGGAAGATCCAAGATCAATCACATCTTCTAGAGATTATGGAATTTCTGATGTAAAGCAACTACATGCAACTGGATCTTCAGCTTTTACTGCAGATGCTGTTCTATCTAGAGTCGTAACACTGGCTCCTGGTGGATCAACATTTACAATTTCCGGACAATCTGCAGGTGTAAGTACCGTAACTACATCGAGTTCAACATTTTTTGTTGGAATTAAAACTGGAGATATTGTACAACACACAAGAAGCGGACAAAGTTTACCAACATATAGTAGAGTAAAAGAAGTTTCTTTAGCTTCAAACTCTATTATCATTGAAGCAACTACATCTGTTTCCAATGTAAATAATGGTAGTCTTCCTTCTGGTACAACAACTGTAAGTAATCTTGCAAAAGTAACTTCTGATGTACTTAATATCAACAGTGCATTTTTATTCTCTCCACTAACCCAGAAAGAAGTTGAAAACGTTGATCTTACAAGATCGACAATAGTAGTAAGAAAGTCATATCCAATAACAATTTCTTCAAATGGAGCGGTACAAACTTTAGAAACTGATACTGACTACACATTGGAGCCATTTGATGAAGAAGATTACAATCTAACCTTTTCAGATGGAACTGTCGAATCATTAACTTCCCAAAAATTAACAATTTCTGGAAGAACAGTTACTCTCCAGAATATTAGTCAAAATGGAGCTGCTACTTTAACAGCAACATTCAAGAAAACTAATCTAAAGTCCAAAAATAAAATATATTCAAGATGTAATACACTTATTGTTAATAGATCACAAGAATCTTCATCTGGAATTGGGTCTACAACTCTTGCTGACGGTCTTACATACAGCGAAATATACGGAACTAGAGTTCAGGACAAGAAAATTTCCCTAAACGTTCCAGAAGTTCAAGAACTTTTGGCAGTCTACGAATCTGTAGATGGAAATGATCCTTCATTGCCATCGATAACTCTTACTAATTTAAATTCCAATATTCTCAATAGTATTCGTGGAGAGAAAATAATTGGAACTGATAGTGGAGCCGTTGGATATTTAGTATCTAATAATGGAACTAATGTAATTGATTTTGTCTATGGTAACGAAAACACTTTCTTACTTGGAGAACCAATTAGATTCCAAGAATCATCAATAACTGCCTCCGTAGATGCACTTGTATCTGGTGACAGAGATATTCTATCTGACTTTATTTTGAATCATGGTCAGAATAAGGAATATGTCGATTTCTCTTATGTTGAGAGAAAAGACGAATCTTCTGCTCCAACTAGAAGATTGAAGTTTGTATTCAATAATTATACATTAGACGCTCAAGATACTGGAGATTTCGTAACCGTAAATTCATATAATGCTTTGCAATATAAGGATAATCTACCTTTTGTTGATATATACGCATCAAGTGATATTATTGACTTGAGACCAAGGGTTGTTCCTTACAACCCATCAACAGCGACTTATTCTCCATTTGAATTCGTATCAAGACAGTTTAATTATGCGTCTAGTTCTTCTCCATATAATCTAGCAAAAGATAAGACAATTAATATTGATTATACTTATTATCTTGGAAGAATTGATAAGTTATTTGTAAATAAGGATGGAAGATTTTTCCTCAATAGAGGAGTTCCGTCGTTAACTCCAAAAACCCCAAGCGACATTGAGAACTCTTTAGAAATTGCAACTATTAACATACCTCCATATGTACACAATATTTCTGATATCAAAGTTGTAAGATCTCCACATAAGAGATATAGAATGCAAGATATCTCTGCTATTGAAGATAGACTCAAGAATGTAGAATATTATACATCTTTGTCTCTATTAGAAAGTGATACAAGAAATCTAAACATAAGAGATACTCAAACTGGATTAGATAGATTTAAGTGTGGATTTTTTGTAGACAACTTCAAGTCTGTATTTGGTGGTGCAGTTACAAACTCCGCTTACAAGTGCAGTGTTGACACTGAAAATGGAGAACTTAGACCATCTCACTATACAACTTCTTTAGATCTATTATTAGGAACTGATGCTGTAATTGGAATTGGAAATACTTCCAATCCAGATGCTGATCTAAGATTTACAACGAATTTACTTTCTCCAAACACAAGACGTGTTGGTGACGTTGTATGTCTGAATTATTCTGAATCAGTATATGTAGAAAATAATTTTGCTACTAGATCTGAAAATGTGAACCCATTTGCCGTTGTAAACTGGATTGGAGCAATTGAACTAAATCCATCCACAGATACTTGGATTGAAACTAGAACTAGTGATAGAACCATTGACCTGGAAGGGAGTTATAGATCTGCAGTTCAACAACTCGGAGTCGATACGAACACTGGATTGTCCCCTATCGAATGGGGTGCATGGGCAACAACATGGACAGGAACAGAGACTCTATCTAGACAATCAATGGGTAGAATCGGTAGAGGAACTCAAGTTGTCTCTTCATCTTCAAGTCGCGGAGGCTTCCAACATGGAAGAGGGGTTCCAATCACTACCAGAACGACATTCAGAGACACTTTCACTGAATTTACAAATGTAACTACCCTAACTACAACTAGACAAAATAGAGAGGGAATTCAGTTTAGAGTTGGCGAAAGATTTGATACAACTAATCTTGGACCAAGAGTTGTTTCTACTGATGTCATTCATACAATGAGATCTAGAAACGTAGAATTTGTTGCTAGAAGATTGAAACCAACAACAAGATTCTATTCTTTCTTTGATAATGTTGATGTTACTCAATATGTAGCTCCAAAACTTTTGGAAATTACCATGGTTTCTGGATCTTTTGCTGTTGGTGAAACCGTAAGAGGAACTTCTGGAGCAGCTTCTATTAGATTTAGATTGGCGAAAGCTAATCACAAGTACGGTCCTTATAATAATCCAACACAAGTTTATGTTCAGAATCCATACAATCCTACAGAAAACGTATCAACAGCGTATTCAACAACTTCCACAATTTTGAATATTGATACAGCAGCTCTAGAATTGCAAAGTGAGTCTGGATATTTTGGATACGTTGTCAATAACATGAGATTGGTTGGACAAACTAGTGGAGCAGTTGCTACAGTTAGAAGAGTAAGATTGGTCTCTGATAATGCTGGAACCCTAATTGGTTCTTACTTCATACCAGATCCACTTCTACCTTCAGTCCCAACATTTGAAACTGGAACAAAAACGTTTACTCTAACAACTAGTAGCACTAATTCTACTATTTCTGGAACAAGTGATAGTAGTGCAGAAGTAAATTACACTTCTGCAGGTACTCTTAATAATGTTGAAGATGCAACTCTTAGAATAAGAAATGCAGATATTGAAAGAAATATCAGAACAGATAATAGAACGTTAACTGATAGAAGTACACAATTGGTTGCTAGTACTTCATTCAGAAATAGAACTACCACTCAGACTAGATGGGTAGATCCTCTTGCACAATCTTTTGAAGTTCCAGATCCAAATGGAGTTTACATTACAAAGGTAGAGACATTCTTCAGAACAAAAGATACTAATGGATTGCCAGTAACCCTGCAGGTAAGAACCATGCAGACTGGATTGCCAACACAAACCATTCTTCCTTTTGGTGAGGTTGTTTTAGAACCATCTCAAGTAAGTCTATCTGAAGATGGTTCAGTTCCAACCACATTTACTTTCCCATCTCCAGTTTATCTAGAAACTGGAAATGCATATTGTGTTGTACTGTTGTCTGCTTCAAATGAATATACAGTATGGATTTCCAGAATGGGCGAGGAAGATGTATCTACAATCAACCTTGCAGAATCTCAGAGAATAATTGTTTCTCAACAACCACTACTTGGATCTTTATTCAAGTCACAAAATGGTGCTACTTGGGATCCAAGTCAACTTGAAGACCTCAAGATGAAGATCTATAGAGCAGAATTCTATAGAGGTTCATCTACGGTTAGATTCTACAACCCACTACTAGATATTGGTAATAGACAAGTTGCTTCTTTAAGACCTAATCCACTTGAGTGTTATTCAAATACTGCAATTGTTGGTATAGCTAGAAGTTTGACATCTTCGGAAACAGCTTCTTTGACTCCTGGAGTTACGGTTCTACAAAGTTCAAACGGAAACTTTAGTTCTAAACTATTAAACATTTCTGGAGCGATTGGAATTAATAGCACTTTATCAATCACTTCCGCTGGAATTGGATTTACTAGTGCATCAACTGTTTATAGTGGAGTAGATCTTCTTTCACTTACAGGTAGAGGATCTGGAGCAAAAGCAAATATAACCGTTAGTGGTGGAGTTGCTATTGCAGCAACAGTTTCTATTGGTGGAACTGGATATTCTTATGGCGATTCTTTGACTGTTGATTCCGACCAAACTGGTGGATTTGGTAAGAACCTAATTCTAAGTATTCCAAATACAGTTGGTGTAATATCTGCATTCAATGCTTTGGTACTAACATCAATTAAGGGAAGACCACTACAAAATAGCACAGATAGTCTATTCTATGTTGGAACTGGAGGAACAAGTCTACTATCTGGGGCTACTGTTCGTTATGTGAACACTATTTCTGATGGATTACACTTCAAAGTAAGACATAATAACCATGGAATGTATTCCAGAAATAATTTTGCTCTATTGAGTGGTGTAGAAAGTGATCAGAGACCAAGTATTTTGAATTCCAGTTATAGTGCTTCTACAACAGAAGACATGGTGCTAAGTAATGTTGGTATATTTACCAGTTTTGAAGGACTTCCAGTTTCTGTTTCAAATCCAGGTTATGTGATCATTGGTGATGAAATAATCAAGTACACTGGAGTTAACACATCCACAAGTAGTCTGACTGGAATCGTTAGATCCCAAGATAATACACAAACTGGATCTTACCAAGTTTCTTCCAATGTTGCCAAGTATGAACTTAATGGAGTTTCCTTAAGAAGGATTAATACATCACATAACTTGTCAAATGTTGATTACTCCACTTATGATATTGGACTTGACTACTATACAGTTAAAGTCGGAATGTCAACAAATGGAGTGGACAGAGCAACTGGAAATCCAGGTGCATATCCAGAACTATTCTTCTCGGATACAAAAACTTGTGGTTCATATGACACTATTGTCTCTGTTGGATCAAATAATGGACCAAAAGCATCACAAAATATACCATTCAACGTATTGAGACCAAATATTCAATCACTATTACCACAAGGAACTTCTATTTCTGCAAAGGTAAGAACATTCTCTGGTGGATCTGTAGATAATAACACCATTAATTCTTTCGTCGATCAAGGTTTTGAAGATGTATCCCTTACATCCGATAATCATTTCTCTAGCCCAAGAATTATTGCTTCTAAGATTAATGAAGAAACTTATCTACAAGACTTCCCAGGTAAGAAATCTTTCACAATGGAAATTTCGATGTCTACTTCAGACTCCAAAGTTTCTCCAATGATTGACCTTGATAGAGTCAGTATTATTACTGTTGCGAACAGAATTAATTCCAAGATCAGTAATTATCCTTCGGATGGTAGAGTCAATTCTCTTGTTTCCGATCCTACTGGAGCAAGTTATGTAAGTAAGATTGTAAAACTAGCAAGATCTTCAGATTCCTTGAAGGTGTTGTTTGATGCTTATAGACATTCTTCCAATGATATTAGAGTATTGTATAGATTGTTTAGAGCTGATGGCGATGAACAATCTCAATTGTGGCAGTTGTTCCCAGGATATGATAATTTGGATCAAGATGGTGAGGTAATCAGTCAATCTGACTGCACTGGAAGACCAGACAGAAATGTTGTGGCTTCGACAACAAGAGATGAATATAACTCATACGAGTATTCTGCAAAGAATTTACCTCTCTTTAATGGATTCCAAATTAAAATACTCATGTCGGGAACAAACTCAGCTTATGTTCCACTTATCAAAGATCTAAGAATAGTCGCAACTGTATAATATGAGAATACCTGTTGAAGGAAATCCTGGATATTACAGAGATTCTGAGTCTGGAGCAATAATAAATTGTTCCGACTCAGAGTTTCAAGCTTATCTAAATCATAAACAAAAAAAAATAGAAGAACTTTCGGAATTCAAGAATCTAAAGAGTGAAGTTAGTGAATTGAAGGAGATGATGAAGGTTATTATTTCAAAACTAGACGCCAACTCATAAATAACTAAAAAGACATTTCAGTAATGGCAGCATCTGTAGTTAACTTAGTAATTGAACAGGGAGTTAATTTTCAAGCGAGTTTTACACTTCGTAACCAGTTTAATAAACCATTGAACTTGACTGGTTATTCTGGAATTTCTTCTATTAAAAAACATCCCTCATCGTCATCTTCATACCCATTAGAGTTATTCTTTGAGGATAGACTTCAGGGGAAAGTTTCAGTGTCCATGGGATTTACTGCAACCAGTCAAATGGATGGAGGTAGATATGTTTATGATGTTATATTGATTTCTCCAAATCAGTATAGAACAAGAGCTGTCGAAGGAAACGTTTTAGTAACACCAGGAGTATCATGACCGACTACCTAATAACTGTCAATGATAGAAATCCATATAGTATTGGGGTTGATTATGAAATTCCTACAAAGTCAATACAATATGGAAATTTAATTCTTGATGAAATAAACTCTGGATTTACTGGAGTTGGACAAACTTTCGCTTTGACGAAAGGTGGTACTGCTTATGATCCAATAAATGACCAACAACTTATTGTGGTCAAAAATAATTTAGTAATGGAACCAGTTGAAGACTTCACTACATCTGGAGCATACATTATTTTTACAACCCCACCTGCCGTTGGGGATGATGTATTCATTATTGCTTTAGCAACGACTGCAGATCTAACTAGAACTGTAAATTATGTTGTTGACAGTGGATCACATGATATGTTAACTGGTAACAAAGGAAATATAACCATTGATGTTACTGGTATTATAGAATCCTTTACTATTTTGTCTGACCAGGTTGGAGATTTGAATTTGAATATTAAAAAGTCAAATTACACCGACTTTCCTACATATACATCAATTCTCCCATCAAACTTGTCATTATCAAATACTCAAAAATATAGAGATGACAATTTGATTGGATGGGATAAGACCATCACAGCGGGAGATATTTTATCATTTGATGTTGTTTCTGTAAGTGGTATCAGAAGGTTTCTCATTTCACTGAAACTTAATCTCTGATATTCTGAAAGTTCTTAATTATAAATAATGATAGTTATTAATTCTAACAGTCTGTAGAAGGAGTTGTTTACATGGCACTATTAGTCCCAAATATTGGAGAACTTGAGTCATTAAGATACTTGGTTGCACAGAACAACCACACTGCAAGTCTTGCCGACCAATCTCCTAGAAATCTAGTTCTAAAACTTTTCACAAGTAATACCACTCCAGCTGAAAGCGATGTTCCTTCAGCTAGTGCATATTATGAGCCTTATGGTATCGGCAACACTAATGCTTATGGATACGCTCCTTACACAGGTTATCCATACTGCGTAAATAATAGAACTGATCAAAACTATACATCCCAAACTGGTATTCTTCTTAACGGTTCCCGTTGGAGAGTTAATCAGGTTGGATCAGGAACAACAGCAACATATCCAGAACAAACATTCACATTCACTGGAGATGCAGGCGATGTTTACGGTTACTATGTAACTCGTGCAAACAACATGCCAATCGCTGTTCAAGGTGTAGTTGATTACGCTTCAGTTGGTATCGGAACCACCGTTTCCAAAGGAAATAACAGCGACCCAACAATCGGAGTTATCGGTAACAAGTACGTCACCGTTGACCCAGACATCAGCATCGACGACCTAACCCTAGGAATGATCGTTGGTGGAAACGCTGGTATTCAAACAGGAACACAAGTCATCGGTATTGATAGAGCACTCAAAGTTATCTATCTAGACCTACCACTAATCGATAACATCCAGGTTGCAACAAACCCAACCGTTGAATTTAGTTATTCTAAGATTGTTGCTTCTGGACACCAACTAGTTGCTGGTGATATCGTTTACATCGCAGCTGGTGCAGCAAACACAACGACTGATTCAAATACATACACTGTATTCTCAGTACCTAACGCTGACGAGTTCTACACAACTCCAGCACTAAATCCAACACCAAACGCACAAGTAGGTTGGTCAACCGCGACTCTTTACAGTTCAATCATGTACGCTGAAAGATTCACAAATGGCCCTTACACCATTCAGAACAACGGTGACCAAATCAAGATCACTCTAAACGTTGCTCTTGACTGATACATAATTAAATATATTTGTGATTTTTTGGGGATTGTGAATTACAATCCCCTCTTTTTTTCCTACTTGTATCAATAAAGGATGGCTGTTTACGAGTACAATATATCATCTGTAAATGAATATCTGGAGGATTCTTGCGGACTTCTTTCCGATTCTCCAGATGAGGTACTCGACTGCGGAAGTATAACAAGTTCATGTGAAACTGTCGATAACTACAGTTCAATAACCGTTACTGAAACTTTAACTCCATTTGGTACGGTTAAACTCTCTAAGAAGACTGTTAGAGCAAAAACTAAGAGAGTTTCTATCTACGCTATCAGACTTGAAGAACTTACCAAAAAATCAGTCATCCTTAATGGATTGCATATTACTTGGTTTGGATATGGGACACTCTTTGAACTTAATAATGGATTAGAACGATTAGTAGTTCCAGATAAGTCGGGAGGTGGAATCTGATGGCCACTTATACATATACTCCAGAAGGAAGTTTAAAACTCGGTTTTTCTGGAACCGCAGAAAGTTTAGGAAATATTTCAAGACTATTTGATTATAACGTAGAATCTGTAAACTTATTTACTAGTCAAGATTTTACTTTTGGTGGAGAAGGTTTATCAACAGTAACTTCAACTGAAGATTACGGATTAGTAACAGATTTTAATGGCCCTGTAGAAGATTTAGGCGAAGTAGCGCAATACGCCTCATCGACTATAGTTCCTTTCGGATCCGTACTTTCAGTATTACAATCTACAACTCAAGATGTAAATGTTTACGCTGTAGATTTTGTAACTGGTACTAGAGATACAGAAGTAGGTATCAGCACAACACTACAATTAAAGGATTATTGTAATTCCATTGGAGCTGGTAATTTTATTACTGGCAAATATGCAACTCTAGATGATACCGCATTTGCATACATCAATGATGTTTCTGGATTGACATGGATAAACTATGTAACATCCAATGTTTCTGATGGTGATCATCATTATATAAACTTTGATTCTGGAGTAGCTCAAATATGGTCTTCTGAATA